AAGCAAAATTACCATAATCAGTTTCATTATTATTATCAGGGTTTGGTGCATCTATAAAATTAGTATCTTTATCAACAAAACCTTCTGGATTAGATGGATCATTACTTGGAGAACTAGGTGCTTCTGCTTCAGATGATGAAGGAGCAGGTGTTGTAGGTGAATAGCTAGTTCTATTCTTTAAAAATTTATCTGATGTTAATATATCTGAAACTGTTTTATCATCTTCTTTAAATGTTTTTTCATTATCTTTAATAGTTTGTTTTTTAGAGTATATATCTAATTGAGTTTTATTAGGTGTAGTAATAAAATCTTTTACAAATCCTGTTTTTCTACCCCATTGAGAATTGTAGTCTTCCATCATATTTTTAACAGTGTCATTAGTACTTACAGCACCAATTACATTACCTCTATACTCCCTAGTAATATTTGTAGCTGCTCCAATAATTCCTGGTATTTTTGATTTTTGATTATTATTTATCCAATCTTGTACTGATTCTGGATCATTCATATTTAAGTCATTAGACCAAGCTGTAGTATCAGGTGGACTAGTATCATCAGGTCCATCTCTATCTTCTACTGGTGTTGTAGTAAGATTATCCATTTCACTTTCAGATGCTGTTAATAATTGATTAAAACCTGCTGGTATCTCTAAAGGAGGAATACTGAACTTACGATCTGGATTACTGTCTCTTGTATAACCTGTAAGCATTTTTATACCATCAACTATTTTATAATGTTTTGTTATAACTTCTCCTGATTCATTGGCGTATCTTTCATCAATAGTATTATCCTCTTTAGGTTTTTGATAAAAATATGGGTTAAATAAATCACCTTCATAACCACCATTACTATAACCTATTAATCCACCTTCATTAGCCGTAACTATTTCTTCACCTGTTTCTATATTAAACTTAGGTTTATTTTCTTTAAGCATTTCTTCCGGCTTCATAGTAGCATTAGTCTTATCTAATACTACACCTTTACTAGCTAGCCTTTGAAATAGTGCTGGATTATCTTTAGCTGCTGTAGATACTTCTTTTATAATAGCATCTATTTTATTAGGGTCAGAGTATAAGTTAGAAGATACTAAACCACCAGGATTCATTTTAATTGTGTTTGCAAATTTATCTATCAAACCACCTTTAGCCATCTCTATTACGTCACCTTTAGAACCATTGTTTGCATTACGTACCATACGTTCTAATACTACAACATCCTCATCATTTAAACTTTGAGGTTCTTCTATTGGATCTCCACCTATTCTACCTTCTTGCGACATTCTTGCTATTTCTATTTTAGCATTTTCTCTTAAGTCTTCAAAGAATTTTAAACCATAAAAACGTAATACATCAGCAGGTACAACATACTCACCTTCACTTAACATAGCAGGTACATCATCTCTTACTTCATTAGGAAAAGATCCTTCAGGTACTTCATTTCCACTTATAGGATCTGTTACTTCACCACCAATAGCGAATGCTTTAACTGTTTGATTGTCCATATTTATAACCTTACCTAATTTATTATCTTTAGCACCACCAGAGTTGCTACGTTTTTGGGCTGCTTTTTCTGCATCTTTTATAGTTTTAAACCTTGGGAATTTTATCTTTGTATTTTTTTCATACATAGCAGCTATTAAGTTTGCTGTTTCACGGTCTAAAAATTTTGAGTCTTTTGTTTTTGTATGAAACCATATAGAAGGAATATTCCAAATTTTTCCTTCAGGGGATTTATCTGTAATAAGATATTCTGTAGACCACATATCACCTATTGTTTGAATAGGTTTATGTTTATTAGGGTCAAATGGTTCAAGAGTAATAATACCACCTTTATTTTTCATAGTGGTACTTAACATTGGTCTTATTTTTTCATCTTGTATTGCAAATCCGTGCGGTACATCAAAACCACCTGGATTCATTTTAAATTGGTTAGAGTAGTTATTTAATTTATTCATTAAACCATCTTTGCCATATAAATAATTTCTTATTTGTTCTGTCGATTTATCGGGAAAAGGAGAATTTTCTGTATCAACAGAAGCAGCTAATATTTTAGCATCTTTCAAAATTTGTTCTTTTAATGCATCTCCTCTAAGCTCTCCACCTTCTTTACTCATATAAAATTTAGCAAGTATTTTTCCTAAGTTATTATTATTTATATCTATTTCACCTTCATCACCTTCACCTAATTCCCTAAAGTTTATTAAACGACCACCTATTCTTTTTCCTATATCAAAACCACCCTCTGATGTAGTGTAAGCACCTAATAATAAATGTCTTAACGTATCTTGGCCACCAAGAGACAAGGAAGAGTCCTTAGCTTGTTTTTCAGCTAATTTTCCTTCATCTGATATACTAAGTATATTAGCTATTGTGGGTTGAATATAATCATTTAAAAACTTTTTAGTTTCATCTATGCCTGGTATATAATTAGCCATTTACATCATCCCTTAATCTCATAAAAGCTCGTAGTGTTCTTGCTACGCCTTGTAGTCTATGTAGTTCTTCTGTTTCTGTTACTTGTTCTAACTGTTTATGATTAGCTTCAAGACGCACTTCTAGTTCTTCAACAAAAGATTCCCAAAGTTCTGGATTGTTTACAAACATTTTTAATTTATTCATTGTATTGGAGGTTGCCCTGTATTAGCTGAGAACCCTTGTTCTCCTGGAGTAGGTACACTACCTGTACCTATTTGACCTCCACCTGATCCTTGAGTATCCTGAACTTGGACACCTGCTGGAGGTTGTGCTCCTGGTGCTGGAGGTTGAGGTGCTCCTGCTGGAGCTTCAGGTGGTGGATTTTCTTCTTTAAACTTCTTAAGTATTTCTGCTTGTATTGCAGCATCACCCATAGAGTTAACTAATTTATCTGGGTCAAGATCCATGCTCTTTGCTATTTCACGTATTATATAATCCATCTTAGCAAATGGAGCTAATACTGGATTTTGAACTACACCTAAGAATTGCATTAGTCTTTGTGATCTAACTTCATTAGCCATTAATGATTCAGTACCACGAGCTTTAACTTCTAAGTCACCTCTAATTTCAGTATCATAATCAAACTGCATATTAAAGTTAAAGAAAGCTTTACCAAGTGGGGCTAGTAAATAGTCATCGACATTCTTAACCACGTTCCGTATACTGCCATTAGCAGCAGACATAAGCATACTAATACCAGAAGCAGTTCGTCCCACTCCTTGGACACCAGTTTGACCATGAGCAAAGCTAGGAAAGCCCGTAGACTCATCAGCCAATACACGGGCTTTATCAAACATCTGCATATTTTCATTAGATACATTAGGGAATTTAGTTCCAAAAATGGCCTGACCAGGTGCACCCCCTTGTCGCCTAAAGACTTTTCCAGGGTACACACTTAAGTCTTGACCAGGTGTTAGATTAGTCTCATCTACTTCTATCAACATATTACCAGATAATGCAGCATTGTCAACAGCCATTCGCATAAAGCCATTCATTAATGTCTGTGTATCATCCATGTTTTCAGCTATACCTACACCAAATAAACTATAAGGAGTTACTTCATAAGGTACTGCATAGTATGGTATTAAAGTAGGAGTAAATGGATTCATTACAAGTCTTAGTATTTGATTATTACAAGTCCAAATATTAACACTTACTTGATCTAAGTTTTTCATATCATCTGGTATTTCTATATCGTGTCCCTCTAGAACATCGGTATCTATATTACCCCAGAACTCAAGAACTTCATATCTTTGTGTTTTAGACTCTTGATTATCATCTTCCATAGCCTGTTCCCACCACTCTTTGGTATAGTCTTCTCCCATAGAGATTGCCATATCAATACAGTTAGAACGAAAAAAAGGTCTACGTTTTAAAGATCTTATTTGACTACGAGACATTTTGTGTCTCTCTACTACATACTCTGCCTCATCCATATTAGATGCATCAGGATCTGGATAAAAATTCCACACTGATACACTAGAAGTTTGTGGTATAGTTTTAATTGTAGGTGAGTATACACCTTCTTCATCCCAGTTAGGATACTCTTTATCTGTAGCAAATGGACCTTTCATAATACCAGTTCCAAATAATGCAGTTTCAAAAGCAGCTACTCTTAATTGTTTATTGGCACTGGACTCTTCTAATTGATCATGGATTTTCTTTTCCATTTTTTTAGCTGCTACCATTGCTGGGTGAAAAGTAATTTCTGTTGACGTACTTCCTTGACCTTCTTGTAGTCTATCTACTACTGGTTCTAATTTACTTTGTAATCCAGCTAATCGTTCTTGAAGTTGTGGCATAGTTTCACCAGGAAGTAATTTTTTATCTTCTGGAGAAACTTCTCTAGCTTTAATTAACTCTGGATTAGATTCAAAATTAACTGATTCAGCTACACCTTCTGGTAAAGTAGTTGGATCTACTGTAATAGGAAATTTATTATTACCAAATAATACTTCTACTATCTGACCATAAGCTGCTAGTACTTTAGTCTTAGTAACTTTAACAAATACTTGAGATTTTTCAGTCCCTGAGAATTGTACATCAGGTCCATATATACCTCTATAATTTCTATAAGATTGTAACCAACGAGCTTCATCAGATTCTCTTCCTGTAGAAGCTTTAGAATAACAACCTTTAACTAAATCTATAATTCTTCCTGCTAATGGATCAGTATTATCTTCTTTTTTATTATCATCTAAAGCAGATGACTCAGAAGAGTCAAAAAGCATTTCATTATCTAGTGTATTTTCTTCCATATTTATTCCTTAATATCCAAAAGTTGGGTCACTCATTTGAAAACCATTTCTCTGTGCAGAGGGATCAAAATCAAATAAGCTACTTCTTGGTCTTGTCATTACACCATATCTAATTGCATCATATAGGTGATCTTCAGAATTAGTGTCTACATCTTCAGGGTTATTTTTATCTAAAGGTAATGCCGGCATTTGTGCAATAGTATTTGTACAACTATTAAAAAATACAAGCCTAGGTTCTTCAGTATACTCATCTACTTGTAATCTTCTGTGTAATTCGTTTTTGCCTGCTACTCTAGATCCTTTACTTCTATCTGCTGGTCTCCACCTACAACCACGCATGATCATTTGTTCAGCTAGTGATGGACCTGTATCTCCACGTTTATGCCATAAAGAAGAGTCAAGAACCCCATATCTAATAGTTTCACCTTCTTCTAATTCCATTATTCTATCTGCTAAATCAGTAGCAATAACTTTAGTTACATATAATTCTCTATATACAACTAGTTGTTCTGATGGTGATACAGCAATCCATACAACTCCTGTATGAGATCCATAACCATAGTCACAAGCACGGAACTTTACCCAATTACTAGGTATATTAAAAGGACTAACAACGTGTATATTCCTATTCCACTCAGGAAATGCCGATCCCTCATTAACATCCCAATCACCTTGAAGCAGTTGCTTACGTTGGTGTTCAGGTAATGAGAGTAGGTTGGCTTCATATAATCCATCATCAGATAAATAGGGGTTATCAAATAACGTAGCAGGTATAAACCTTCTTTTAAATAAAGGTTCTCCTTCACGAGAATGACCTTTAGGCCATGTTATTGTCTGACCTGTCTCTGCATCAGTAGCCCAAAAAGGTTTATTAATTGGAGAGGGATCAACAAAAAGTTTTTTTACCCAACTATGTCCCGGTCCTCCTGGGTTAGTAGTAGCTCTTTGATACAGTTTTAAATTACTATCACGAGTAGTTCTTAATCGTGACCTCATATAATTCCAAGGGTAGGGAGAAGGCCATTGTGTAAGCTCATCAAAACCAATCCAAGAAAAAGCTTGCCCTTGATAGCGTGTAACATCGTCATCTCTATCTAGGTAAGATAACCAAAGTGTTGCACCTGATGGTGCTACCCAAGTCTTATCTCTTTCCATAAACTTTATACCCGGTATTGCTTTTGGATATAACTGTTTAGATACAGAGATAAGTTCTCTTAGTTCTTCCGTTGTCCTACGTACTAACAAACCTCTGAAAGAAGAGTTATTTAAATAACGTACTGGATCTGCAAGCATAGCAAAACTTTTACCACCACCTGCTGCACCACCATATAAAACCTCTTGTTCTCCAGCAGAAAGAAATTCTGTTTGTGGACCAGGGTTTGGTTGAAAAATAACCTCTTGAGCTTTTTCTATTTCAAACTCTTCAGGTTTAGGCTGGGCTAATACTGTACTCGATTCTTGTATTACCGATACGTTCTTCTTCAAGCTTTCTTGCTTTTTCTGCCGCTTCTTTATACCGTTGGGCATAGTAGCGTTGAGTTGAAGCTTCTTTTTTTCTTTTTTGTTCAAGTTTAATTCTCTTCATTAAACCCACATGAGAGATATACCTTTGAGATTCTTCGCTTAACCAGTCAGCTACATTCCTAAGACTATACTGTTTAAGATATACTTTTGCTTGCTCTAGTAATTCTAACTCTTCTGGGATTGGAAGTATTATATCATCATCTTCTGGGTCTTGTCTATACCCAAAAGGAATTATTCTTCCTACTCTTACTACAGGTTTCCAAACAAGGCCATCTTCAGTCTCTTCTGGCATAGGTATCTTCCAAGTTTTAATCGTCTTCATCTTGTTTTGGTGGTAGAATAAATAACGGACTCTCCGATTTTATTTCGACTTTATCTGTTTTTACAAAACCAGCTCTATCTAATAGATCTTTAGCAGCTATTATTTTTTCTCTATTTCCTAAACTTGTAGGATTTGAAAGAACTTCTAGCATAGAATAAGCAGCACGAGTTCCCGTAGCAGATAAAAACTTATACGTTAAATCTTTTACTTCTTCTTTTAAAGCATCCATAATAACAGTAGAAGATACACCATCTGCGTACCCAGCTAATTTCTTAGCTGCTACAGGATTGCCTTTTGCTTCATCAAAAAGAACATCTAGGAACTTTTGCTGCTTTTCTGTAAGTTGTCTACTCACTATTTACCACACTGACATTTATCACAACAGTTGCAAGGCATAGCAAGTATTGCACGTAGTACACGGTTTAGGTAGGACATTATTCTGCCCCACCTTTTTCTTTTAATACGATACCAAAGATACCGCCTATAATACCTGCCCATGTTAATATAGGCATACTGAACATAAAGCCTAGTCCTACACCTGCAAGAGCAAGTGCCAGATAAGTTGTAGGCTCTTTAAGTCTTCCTGTAATCCAATCCATAATTAACTCTCCTATTTAAAAGCTATAGACATACCAACTGATATATCGCTATACTTAAAGTCTTTGTCTAAAGATAGTTCTGAATAAGCAGAAAGGCTATTACTTATAGCCATTGTACTTTTAACAGATGCACCAGAAATACTAAAAGAATCTCCGCTTGCATATCCCCAATCTATTGCAGGTCTAACTGATAGTCTTGAAATGCTTGCAGTTACGCCTACATCACCTGACCATTTTTTAGTTTTAAAACCATACTCAACAGACGCATCAGGTTTAATCATTGACATAATGCTGTTATTCATAACTCCTTCAGCCTGTGCTGACATCGCTGTTAGTGTAACGATAGCACCTGCAAGAAATAATTTTTTCATATTGTTATCCTCCGAATCCTGTTAGTCTTCTAATTTCTCCACGAGATATTCCTAAATCTCGTAGCTCTCTTTCTGACATACTCATTAAAGTATAGTATGCAGATCTATTTACCATATAGTTATGGTATTTCTGTAAAATTTTTTTAATCATTTTATAACTCCTCTATTAATGATTAAGAAGTTATACCACAACTAGTTATAACATAAAAGAGATAATAATGCAACCCCGTTATGCATTTATTATTTAGCTTTTGTTTTACTCAATGCAGTTGCACCCATGAAACCTAGAACAACACCCATCTGTGCTACAAGGAATGTGTTAAGAAACCCTGACGCTGACTCCATACGAGGTATATTAATAATGGGTGTAAGTAATATTATAACTGTAACTATTGTTGTACCCATAGCTAACCAAGCCATAGTACGTTGCGTGTCCATCATCTTGTCTTCGTTCTCTAGGCGTATCCATCTTTCGTGACGATCCATCTCGTCATCTGTTATAATGCCATCACCATCTGCATCTGCTACGGCATACTTGCTGTCTGCTTGTAGTTTCTTAGGTGACATTATTTTGAAACTTTCCAAACAACGGGCTTATTATGTTTTTTTATCATGCTTTTAATTTGTCGCAATGTAAGACCTGGAGCATCAAACATTTCAGGTTTATTTCTTGCTCGTTTTAGTTTTTCATTATACGCTTCTTTATATTTTTCAGTAACCAAACCTTTTTTCTTAGCTTGTGCAAAAGTGTAAAATGTTAGTTCAGAGTAAGACCAATGTGGTTTCCTATCTGAATGAGTATATCTTTCTTCTGGGCCAAGTTGTACAGATCCAGTAAGTTTGTTAATTTTTTCTTTATGCCCACCCTTTTTTCCTCGTTTATCATTAATCTTAGGTGGATGCTCTATAGCTGTACCATCACTAGCTACTTTATGTGTCATTATTATTTCTCCTCGTGTTTAGCAAAGGCTGATCCAGTCAATATAGCACCGAAGGCTAGATGAAACAAGCCACCACCCATAAGCGTAAAGGGATTGTGTTGCCCTGTAAGTTTTTTCATTAATTCCATTTGAACCATTGGCTCAGTAGTAGAATTTATTATATCCATAAATTGAGATATGTCTGGTCTATTAATCCCGTACCAGATTGGCACGAACATAAAGTCATAAAAACATATTAATAGATATATTATTAGTGCAGTCCACCGCCAAGTCATTGTAGACTTTTGTTGTGGAGTAAGTTCCTTGCTCATTTAAATACAAGGGGGTTCACACATTGTTACGCTAGTTCCATAGAATATTACACTAGCTGCTATAACTAATACTAAACCAATTAGTATCCACTTATATTTACTCATGTTGATTCTCCATAGGGGTTAAATTTAAAACATTTAGCTTTTACGTAGTGACCTGTAGCTAGTAAACCTTGAGCTATAGGTATTACTTGTTCTTCACAATGGGCTTCTGTTTGAAACAAATGATCTCTTCTTACTAATACTTCACAGGATGCAGTATCTGTAGGTACAGCACAGTAAAGTATAATAGCAAGGTACATTATTTTTTTATAACAAAAGTTAAGTTATTACGTTGATTATAGTCGATTGAATATTTTTTACTATTTTTTGTAGGAAATCCTTTAGCTACTCTTTCTGCATCTGTCATTATATCCCAACCTCCAGGAACCATATTAGGAAATATTCTTACCATTGCATTTCCTTTTTTCTTATCTATATAATACCCTTTATATTTTTTACTTCTTTTAGCATCTGTTTGAGTTTTCTTTTGTGCATCTGACATAGAAGTTTTAGACTTTTTAATCTGACTTCTTTTTTGTGCATCTGACATAGAAGTTTTAGATTTACTTCTACTTTTATCTGTTTGAGTTTTCTTTTGTGCATCTGATAAAGAAGTTTTAGTATTTTTAGGAGTACCTTTAACTCTTTTTTTAATATCATCTCTAGACTCTCCAGGTTTTACAGTAACTATTGTAACAGAAACAGATTTCTTTTTAGGCACAGTCATATTAATACCTCTACCTTCAGGTATTTTTCTTTGTATTTCTTTAGCTACAGTATCAATTTCTTTAACACTTTTTATTTTTCTACCCTTAGGTATTTTTGATTTTTTAACATTAGTTAAATATCTTCTTCTTAACACCTCTAATTTTTTATAGTCTGCTGCTTCTTTTTTTTCTAGTGCAGATTTCATACTTACTGTAACTTTTTTACTAGTAGGTTTTTTACCTTTTTTAGCTAAATAGTTTTTTCTTAACTCTATTAGTTTTTCAAGATCTTCTATTTCTTTCTTTTCACGCCCTATAAGTTTCATCTATTTATCTTCCTTTTTAGTAGTCCAAGCTTCATTTTCAGGGGTACTTGGATCATCTTTTATATAATGACCTTTGTTATTTCTAGCTCTTACTAATTCTGTTTCTTCTACTACAGGCGAAGAACAAAGAGTTTCTACTGCTTGTTCTTTATACCACACTTGTCCGTAAGCATCCATACCTGCGATAGGTTGACCATTAGACCCGACAACTGTATTATCATCTATGACTGTATACCCATGTTTTTCTAGCTTAGTTTTATTTTCTGTAAATATACTCATATTAAAATCCTTTTTTCTCTATAACATACTTAATGCTTTATCTCTAGTCTCATCATTACGTCTAGTCCACCCTTTACCGAAGGTATCAAAGGTAGATAGTTTTTCATAAAAACTTTGGCGATTATAATGCATTTGTTCTATTATTTCTTCTGGTTCTACTTCAGCTACTCGTTGCAATGTTATTGGTCCTATACCACCATCTTGCTCTACACCAACTATACGCTGTAATGCTTTAGCTGATCGTGATACACCTGAGTTAACTCCCCAGTCAAATACACAAAGGTCAACTCCATTTGGAAGTTGATCGCATTTAGCACGATCCCAATAGTTTTTCTTGTAGATAGGAGCTACATCTTCGTGCGTAAGGTTACGCATTTCTTCTACTGTACTTTCTCTACCTATCCACTTATCATAGACTTTTTTAGTGACACCATGATTTGTAATTCCACCTGGATCTTTAGGATGATTTACAAAACCGCCTTCGTGTTCTAGTATTATTTCTAGACACTCAGTATAGTTCTTTTTCATTTCTTACCACCAAAGAATTTAGTAGCAGACCTTATACCAAATGACGCAGCTATAACGACACCAAGAGAATAGCTATACCATTGTGGTGCTTCTCCTAACGCAGCAAACCCTGCTGCTGCAATCTCTCTACCCCAATCCCCACAGAATGATAAAATAAATGGGCCACTTAATAAAAGTGTCAACCATTCATCTTTCCACGAGTTCTGTGTAGCCTTCATTGCTTCCAGATCCCAGTCTATTTCACCGGTAGCAATCTTTAAATCTTTAGTAGCCTTAGCTTTTTGTACAGCAGTCTTACCTTCTATGTAAGAACCTGCTAGTCCTGCAACTGGGCCAATAATACTTTTTAATACACCAAACATAATATCTCCTTATCCGTACTTTCTCTTTCTTTCAGGATCAAGTACGTCTTTAGCTTGTAGATGTCCTTCTAAATACATAGCTCTTTCTACATGATCTAGGGTATATCTAACCCCAGTATCTATTTCTATTTTATTTCTTACATAGAAGACATCAGATCTTGGTATGTGACATCTGCGTAGTCCGTTTTCGTCACCTTGGGCTAATACTCTATAGAATTCTTCTATTACTCTATCAGTAGCATAAGTTTTTTTCTTTGACATTGACTAGTTATACCTTTAAAAAGTCTCTTGTCAAGTAGGAACGACAAAAAAACTATAAGATCCAAAATTAATTGATTGTTACTGGTATACTTTAGGTATTACTTTAAGTATAATTCTACTTCTTTATATTTATTAAGAAATAAGAGATACTTTAGGTATTACTTTAAGTTATACTTTAAGTTATACATATATTAACAATAAAAGAGATAAGAAGATACCTTAAGTTATACTTTAAGTTATACTTAATATAAGTATTATATAGTACTTTATGCCCCCATGTCAAGTAGTAGACGAAAATAAATTTATATTTTATTATTATTTCGTAATTACCACCACTTCTATGTAGTTAACACCTCCATTTCTTTAAAACATCCTCTCAGAAGCTCTGTAAAGCCCCGTGAATAGCCTAAACTATCTTTCGTAAGCTACCCTACCTGACGGTATTTACCTGCTGTATATAGTTAAAAAAATTACTTAACCTGTTTAGTATCTAAAATACTACATATAGTGTTGTTTTTAAGGGATAATACTAGTATTAACAACTATACCAATATTAAACCAATGTAGTTAACAGACTAAAATTCCCCATCTCTGTCATTCTGTGTATATACGTACGTACCCAGGGGCGGTGTCCCATGCGGTGGTAGACCAAAAGTGTACCAATTCTACTATAGGTCAACGATACTGACCTTTTCCAGGGATTTTCTAAGTAATTACAGTGACTTATCTATGATTGGTCTAGTTTTGGTATATGATTGGCTTCAATTGGTACAGTATTTTGAATAATCGGTGACTAAAACAGTCAGGATTAACAAACTTAATATTTAGAATTATTCTAATCTATATTCCTATCTAATTTCACCAACCTATATCCCTATCTAAAAGTGATTCGTTTTTACCCTACCCCATATCACTAGGTCAGTAATGCTTACCTAAATAAACTTTATAAGTTATTGATTTTATTAGATTCTTTTTTCTTGTAATCTATTATTAAATAGTCCTATTCTATTAGTACGAAATGAAAGTCACGAGACACTTACAAGAAACCAAGTTCTTAAAGTCTGCGTTTCTACTGAGTTATTAAGTAGGGATATAATAAACGCTCTTGGACAGTCAGGTTATCATTAGTTTAATCTGCGTTATAATGGGGAAGAACATACCCTAGTAGGTCTTTAGATCTATATCTAACTATAGCCTTAATCGGTGTGATCGGTCGAATGTGCCGTAATAAGATAGTGCCCTTGGTGGAAATGTGATATGAGTCTGAGACTTAATCCACCAAGTCACCTAAATACTAGGTGGACAAGCGAATGTGCAAGTGGACATACCGATTAAGGAAAGTAAGTAAAGAGAGAGGTTTGAGTACTGATCTCCAGTATACGCTTGAATTGCGTCTTGGTGTTATTACTCTTGTCCGAACTTTCGAAAATGCTTTCCTCTTGTGGTCGTTATTAATAGACGCATGGATTGAGATATACGCTGAGACCTGCACTCAATCTATTCATTCAACTCTAACTCTGAAGCTATGACGGTGAGTCGTAGTGGATGAGTGTGACGTTGCGTGAGAAACATATTGCATGAGGTAGTATGTTTCTGTAGCAACGTCATTAAGGAGATTTGACAAAATGAAACTTTATAATACTGATGAACTGATTAATAAAGCTATAGCAAGCGTTTTTAAACGTGGTGTATCCTTGCAAAAAGATATTCATGTGGTTGCTTGTTCTATCTTGCGTGTTTGGAATACAAGTGGAGATGTCTCCAAGGCTGTATCTCAGACTAATGCACTGGTGGAAGCTATGCCAGGAATGGGTCGCAAAAATGCACTCAAGTCTTGGGTAGAAGCTCACGCTGGATTTGTATGGAATACTGATGAGAATCAATTTGTGTATAATTCCAAGAGAACTAAGATAGCTGATGATGATGTTCGCCAAGGCATTGATACACCTTTTTGGGATTTCAAGCCTGAGCCTGAGTATAAACCGTTTGATTTGGAAAAAGTCCTTGATGCCGTAATTGACAGAGCTGATAAGCGTGTCAAAGATGGTGTCAAGAAATCAGATAATATCAAGTCAGATAGGTTAAAAGCACTGAAAACTTTGATTGATAGTTGGGCATAAGTATGAGCAGTCAAGCACCCTACAGACTAACGTAGGGTGTTTTGATGTTTAAACTTAAAGGGGTGAAGTGTTACGGTAGCACTGTGGATTCCAAACCCATCAGACTAGGTTCAATTCCTAGCACCCCTGCCAAATTTACTGGAGGAGGAAGCATGAAGAAACTGTATGTATTGAGTGATGGTTGGCCAGCGTATTTGCAAGATGATGGTACGCTAACAGATCACCCTGATCCAAAGAAGTCTGATCTAGGTTGGGATAGTCTCGATCAGATAAAAGGTTGGGATAGTGATGTACGTGAAGCAACTAAATCTGAAGAAGAATATTATAAAAGTATTCAGATGAAGCATGAAATGTGGTTAAAAGAATGTAAAATAACTTTTGAGGAGAAAGTTTAATGGATATTGATGTAGTATGGGTAGCAGTATCAGTGTATATGATAGTGCTAGTAGTGTATGGATCTTACCTGTTAAGAGGGTGGATTCGTATGAGGAGAGAGCATCGTAATGCCTGGAAAAGGTATTGTGAGTCTCAAGAACTAATGGACTTACATGAGGAACAAGGTGAGTTACTTAAATCTTTAGATAAAAATAGAGGAGAAGACCAATGAAGACAGTACCAAAATTTTACCAAAGTAATGAAGAAAAAGTTTCAGCGTATACAGACGCTGATCTTAAAGAGTTGTCACCTATTCTTACAGTGGCAAAGTCTATGTGGTTTAATGAATGGATAAAGCAAGGTGAAGAAGATGTAGGCTCATGTTGTGGTGGTAAAGGTATCTCCGCCTGGTATGTTAGGCCTAGGTGTAGGTCAGCAGAACCTGTGAACATTGTTCATTGTTCTTGGGTGCAAGGAAATATATCTGCATCCAGATCTGTTGAATCTGCATTACAGTACCTAAGGTCTAAGGGTATTGACTGTGAGTACAATGATGGGTGGATGGACTGATGAAATTTTATCATTGTATAGCACCAGTCTATAACTGGAGTGAAGGTCACTACACTATAGGTTTATTTAAAAATAAGGAAGATGCTAAGGTTGCTGTTTGGGAATTAGCTAGGAAGGAGTGCAGCTATTATGAAGATCTTAGAGAGGTAGAGTTTGATGGTGACATTTATATTGGGACATATGAGGAGGATCTGAGATACGATCATATCTATCATAGTAATAGCAAAGATCCCTATGTTTATAATGAGGAAGA